TATTTTTTTTAATCCCGTTTATTTCAGTTACAAATGGAAGCCAGTCTTTGTTAATATCTATTGCAAAATTATCAAATGGCAAATTACGGCTATATTCACATTTGGCTAATGTTAAATTATTTTCATTTTCAACAAATAAAACAGTTTCCGCCTTCTTTAAAATTGAGCTACCTACATGCCCTACAGGTTTTGAGGTGCCAAAATTCTTATGCAATATCCCTGTTAAATGGCATTTAGTTTTTGAAGTCCAATTTAATAACTTTTCAGTTAATTGTGTTGATTGTTCTAAAGAATTAAAATCAGTAATTAAATCTACAAATCCATCTATTGAAACCAACCCTAAATTATTACGATATTCAGATTCTAACATAATCCATTCAATAAATTGAAACCTAACAAGCGGATCGTATTGCCTAAGTGAATAACTTTTGTAGTATTCGTAATTAGATCCGACCATTTCTAAAACTCGCTTTGTAACTCTTTGCGTATGGTATTGTGATTGCTCAGTATCAAAACTAATTACAAATTTATCCTGATTGTTATGCCCTTTGATATGGGTATATTTATTAGAATCCCCACCAATGTAACCCGCTTCAATCATAGATTTAACAAAAGTTTTTCTTGACTTAGAAGCTCCAACTATGCAACTAAAATCGCCATAACTCCCAAAGGGGATCGGGTACATTTCATTTTTATATTGTGATTCCCCTATTGAAATTGCTATCGGCTGCCTTTGTATTTCTTTTGCAGGGTTAATATAGCATTCTAATTCTATTTTTTTAAAATCTAATTTATCTTCTAACGGATCATCCTGAATAATAATTTTATCAAACATTTTTGTAGTTATTTAAGTTTAAACTAATAATCCAATTTAGTTGCATTTCAACTTCATCTAAATCCATAATTCCCTTTGCATATAATTCCCAATCTTTATGCTTTGTAACTTCTTTGTTAACATTTTCTTCAGCTTCATTATAACAAGCTGGATGTTTATTAAAATCTAATCCTTCAGAAATTAAGAAGTTATTAAATGCATAGGTATTAAATCTATTTTTAAAATCCAAATATAAGTTATCTATTGGTTTATTTAATGTTTGGCTAATTGCTTTTTGTGAAGCATCAACATCGTTATTTAAACAGGTTAAATAATCGGTTAACATCTTAACATATAATTTTGCAAACAATTCATTTTGATTAACTTCTTTTTTAACTGAGTTGTTTATATAATCTAAAATTAAATTAAAGGCATCAGCATCGTTTTTGTTTGGTGTAAATTGTTTTGTTTGGCTAAATCGCCATTGCATTCTTTGTATTGCATCTTTTAATTTCATAACCTATCTTGTTTTATTTGTGGTTTAACATTAAATGAATTTTCTCTTTTTGCCCAAGTTTCTAATCTACGATCTAAGCTCCAAGTTTTTTCTAATTCAAAACGCATTTTAGTTTTGCTTTGATTTGGTTCAGTCCAATAGTTATAAAATTCCTTTAGCATATTAACCTGATGTTTATTTTTATATTCTAATAAACTATCTTTAAAAATTTGGGAGCGTGATTCTATCTTATTAATAACATTTACATTTACATTATCATTAACAGCGAGTTTTGCGATGTCTTGCGATGGCACAATATCGCTATGCGAGTTTTTGCGAGTTTTTGCGAGTTCTATTGCTTCTTTTAATGTAATATTATTAGATAAAACCTTTTCATATAAATCTATATTATACCTTTTTAAATTACCTAAATTACCATTATTTGATTTTGTTTCTTTTATATCAACCCATTTAATTAAATCACGTTTTAATTGCATCTTAATAGGTTCAAAAGCAATGTTTAAAAGCAATTCATCAGCTATAGGATTTTCATCGTTTACATAAGCGTAAATGTGTTTAAATAAACGCCCTGCAACATCATCAGGTAATTGATTAATTAACCCTTGACTATCGCTATAAAGTACAAATGATTTTTTATTTTCAGCCATATTATATAATTTTAAAGCAAAAGTCCCATAAATCCACCCGTCTCACTTGGTTTCATTATAGGACTTTGTTTAAGTTCTTACGTTAGGTATATTGTGAGACGCTAACTACAATGCAAATATACAAATTATTTTATTAAATCAAATGTTTTAATTAATAATTTTAAATTTGTTTTTTCTCAGAAGGGCAAATCATCATCAACTTCAATAACTTCAATAACTTTAGCATTATGAACTGATATATCATTAACACCTTTGTTAATTTTCCAACCCTGAGCGTTTAAATAATACCTTTCTTTGTATTCAGATCCCCTTAAGTTGATTCCAACAGTAACTGCATCCCCTATTTTAAAAGAATCTAATAAGAATGTTTTATCCTTAACAAAGTCAATAGGCAAATCCTGAGGATATTGCTCATTCGTTGTTACTACTAATAGTCTTTTTGTAAAGCCATTAGTTCCCACTTCTTCGGTTTGCCCGATTAATTTAACTGATCCTGTAATTTCCATAATATTAAAATTTAATTGTTATCGATGATTTTCTTGGCGTTGTTGAAACTTTTGGCACATCGTTACCATAAGCATCAATTATAGTTTGTTTTTGCGCAAGCTTAAGCAATTCAACCCTTGCATCTAAATCGGCTTTTAAAGTAGCGTATATTTCATCATCAGCATAATTGATTGTATTGCCACCATCAACAGGGTTAAATTCAACCCCGTTAATAGTTACTTTTTCACATGGCAATAAATTACGCATTTCACTTTCTGCAGCATCAATTACATTTTTTAACCGTACAAGTGTAGTCATAAATTCATGCTTACCTACTAAGCCATTTTCAATTACATTATCAACCATTCGTTTGCCTGTTAATATAGCTTCTTTTTTTGTAAAAGTTGAATCGTACATTTGTAGCATTTCATCTTCTTTTAATTGTAAAAATATGTTTGCTGATTGTCCCATTATGATAGTTTTGATTTAAGTTCAACAGTTAATGCAGTTATTTCTTTTGAAGGGTTGCTTATAGATTTAAACACTTTTGAAAGTTCATCTATAGTTTTGCAAGCTTTTAACTTTGCGATGTTAATATCACCTGGAGCGCTTGCTTTATTGCCATCATCATCATCAGCGCCAACGCAAACAAATGATTGAAGCCCGTATCTTCTTGCATAAGTTATCCCTGATCCCTGAGCTTGCGCATCATTTAACTTGTTATATACTATTTCTGTAAAACTTTCAAGCATTTCGCCTGATTCGTGCATTAAAATTGTACTTACAAAGTTCTTACCTTCAATGTTTTTAATCGGCTGTAATACAACAATCCCATTATTGTTAAGTATTGGTATAACCGCTTCCCGAACTGCATTTAAATCAGCGTATTTTGATTTAAAAAATGGGTTAGTTGCATCCTTCTTTGGATTGCTCATTTCTGTTTGTGCTTTTAATAAAGCTGTTGCAATATTTTTCATCTTAATAAATGTTTTTAAATTCAATTACTTTACTATCAAATTTTTCAAAGCATTCCTTTGGACTTAATCCGCTCCAATAAAGCTCAAATTTGTAAACTTGATAACCTGTTTTTTTGCTATGGAATGTATATCCCATTGTTTCCCTGCAAAATTCTAAAAATGTATTTTTCATATTGTTAAATAAAAAATCCCTGACTTAAATCCCATAGGTCAGTATAGGCAAAGTCAGGAACTATTAATGTTTTTTTAAATATCCTGACCGATATTGTTAAGCAAATATAATACTTATTTTTTAATATCCAAATTTATTTTTGATTCTATTATTAAATAACCATTATTATTTTGCCATTCATCTACTATTCTATTTAGTTGAGCTTTATTCATTCCTAATTGATAGGCAACGGCACCAACTGAAACGCCATAACTGAATATAAAATATAATTCAAGCGCTATAATTTTTGATGGCTTATAATTAAATCTTTGATCATAACCACTTTTTAAGCGCATATAGTTAGCAGCTCTTTCTTTTGCATTCATATCTTAAATATTTCTTCTTCAGAAACTGCTTTATATTCACTCATTAAATTTTTATCTATTTCTTTAATACATTTAAAAAAAATAAATAAATCCGCAAACTCATCATAATCTAATTTATGCCCATTTAAAATAAAGTTATTGCCAGTATCTACAATTCTATGAATAAATTTTTTATTTTCATATAACTGATATACTGTTGAATTATTATCAACTTGTTCATAAGTAAATGTATATTCTAAATTCTCGTTATATATTTTAATTGTTTTCATTATTTTCCTTTATTTATTAAATAATACCATAACCAAATTAACTTTGATCTTAAAAATTCGTATGCAAATAATATTAATATGTACTTCATGACATTTGTGGGGGTTGATTACATATATCTTCTTCTGTTTTAATATGTTCTTTTATAGTATCTATATCCCATCCATCACTTAATAACATACCTTGTAATGCTTTTGCAATTTGCTCTATACTTACATCTACGTTAGTAAATTCAGTTGTATAAGTTTCAAATTTTGTTTGTATTATAATTTTCATAGCTTTTCAAATTTTAAAAATTCTATTCGTTCGTATAATGCTAAAATACCTGAATCAATATCCCTGTTAAATTTAAATTTGTAGTTATGTAGGTTCTTTACAGCCGTTGGATTTGATTTAAAACTTCTTTGGGGCGTATTGGGTTGCTTAATAAAATGATCTACGTTATAACCGCTTAAATCGATTCCATTTTTAGCCATCCATTTGTACTCTTTTTTTAGTTCTTTAATTGTTTTCATAAGTTTAAATAAATTAAGATTCCAATTATTGAAATTGATAGAATAAATACAAGGGCTTTTAACCCGCAGATAAATTCATCTTGAATAAATTGCTTTTGTTCTTTAGATAGTTTCATAGTAATTAAAATAATGTTGCTTCTGTTTTTTCTATTAATCTTTTTGCAAATCCAAATTCTTCAATATCTGAAAGTTTTTGATGTTCTTCATCAATCCAATTTTCAGCAGCTTTATGAAATGATTTTTTAATTTCAAATCCGAAGCATTTACGCTTTAATTTTTGACCTGCTATTAAAGTGCTTCCGCTACCAGCACAAGGATCAATAACTACATCACCTTCATCTGTAAATATTTCAATTAATTTAGTTAATAGTTTTAATGGTTTTTGTGTTGGATGTAATTTTTCAACATCAGCATCATCACGTTCCCAATCTAAACAATTAAAAACCATTTTACCTTTATTATTAAATTTTGGTAATTTGTCTCTATAAAAAATTAAACCATATTCACAATTACCTACAACTTTCATATTAGCTTTTAAAACTTGGGCGCTAAAGTTTTTACGAAATATTAAATTTATATAATTATTTAAGCCATATCTTTTAGCTAATTCAATTAAATACATTTGTTGATCAAAAGCACAAAAAACAATCATACAAGGCGCATCACCTTTTTGTCTTGCTTCGCCTTCTACTTTTATTTTTTTTGTTTCAGATTTTAACATTGTGCTACAAAAGTGCATAAATTCAGCAGGTCTAAAATCTTCATCAGTATCAAAAAAACTTTTGCCTGCTAATTCACTTTCACCATTTGAGTTGTCCCCATCTTTATACCAAGCTGGATTTGAAGCATAAGCATTGTTGCCTAAATTATAGGGTATATCTGCTATAATTAACTGCGCTTTAGGGATTGCATAAGTTTTAAAGTTTTGAAAATGGTTATTAAATATTTGTGCTTTTTTCATTTTTGTTTGTTTTAAATAGTTTATATTAATAAAAATTAGATCGTTTAACTCCAAAATATTCGTATAAATCCTGCATCCCTTCATCTTTTAAATCATCTTCTAAGCATTCATCTTGCAAATCGCTAACAGCTTTTATTAATTTAGTTTGCATTAACTCAGTTTGCATATCAGTTGGATAGTATTGTCGCCATTTTTGATTAATTGATAATCCAAAATCTTCAACAACTAACCTATAATTATTTTCTTTAAGACCGTAAAAGCTAACTTTGTAATTTTCATACTCAGATTCTAACCCAACAGTTTCTAAATCTTTGCCAGTGTATAACTTAACATTAGTTATAAGATGATCTATAATTCTATTTTCCATAAGTAGGGCTTTTTTTTATCGTTTATAAATTCAATTATTTCTATTTTAGTTGCTGAAGGAACTATCATTCTAATTTCAGCGGTTAGCACATCAGGTTTAAACAATCGTTTTCTACCTGCATTTCTAATATTTTTTTTCATTATCTTAAAAATTGAAGGGTTATGTATAAAATTACTACTATTATAAAAGTATATTGATTGCGGGGTTTTAAAAATGTTTTCATAATTAGATGCTTAAAACGATTTGTAAATTAGCTTTTTTAAATTCAATCATATCAACACGAGTATCATCGTATAAAATATAAGCTCGTTTAAACCCTAAAGCTGTAATCTGTTCTAATAATTCAGTGTTAAAATCGCCTATCATTCTAACTGTTGAATGATTGATTGAAATGTTAAAGAATGAATCTAAGTTTAAACCTGATTCCAATAATTCGATTGCTAATTGTTTTTTCATGATGTTTGTTTTTGTTATTAATATTTGTCAAATATACGCCAATAAATTAATTAAACAACAATAAATTAAATTTTAACATAAATTTAACATATCCATATTTATTATTTATAACTTTGTAGAATGATTGCACGATTATTGATATATGGTGATGATGAAGAAGATACAGATTATGTAGACTTCCACTTTGTTGCTATGGATATACAAGCTGGCTACAGATCAAAGGATGGATTTCACTATTGCATAGTAATTGGCGGATCAATTTACGAACTTGTTTACAGCATAGGTTTACAAATGGAATGCGAACGTGTGATTAAATTTAAAGATGGATATAATAATTTGCTTTAAATGTTAGAAATATTAGCTAAAAACAATACGCTTTGGCTAAAAATGGCATACGATATATCTAAAGATAGGGACACTGCTAAAGATATGGTTCAGGATATGTACTTAAAACTGCATAAAATTGACAAAGAAATTAATAATAGCTATGTTTACTTCACTTTAAAGTCACTTTACAACGATTCAAAAAAGCAAAAAACGATTAAAAATAGAATTGATTGCGTAGATTTTAACGATTTTGACTTCAATTTAATAGCTGAATTGTTAGATTGGGATCAATTAAACAGCATTAACGACTTTTACGAAAGGTTAAATATAGAATTTGACAACTTAAGAAGCCATGAACAAATAATAATTTACCATTCAACTGACGATGGCTTAAGAAAATTTAGTCGGGATAGTGGTATATCAATTAGAACTATAACACAATGCAAACTAAAACTAAAAGAAAAGCTAAAGGACTCGGGGATATTGTTGAATCAATTACCGAAGTAATCCAAATTAAGAAGTGCAAAGGATGTGAGAATAGAAAGCAATGGCTTAACGTACATTTTCCATTTAACAGACCTACAGTATTAACTGAAGCACAAAAAGAACTAATTGAAAGCAACCCGCTGCAAGTTTATAACGAGGCGTTTAATGCTGATGTTACAGATGAAAGCTTTAACGGTGGGGTTAAAAAAGCTATATTAAAAAAGTTAAACAAATTAGCTGAATATGATAGTTAAAAAATTAATTAATTAAATTTTATTAATTATGGATAACAGATCAAACAATGGGGGGCATAGTACGGCAGGCAAAGCTGGCAGACCATCGCAAAGGGATGAATTAAAAGCTATTGATTTAGCAAGCCCGCATGTAGAAAATGCTTTTACAACAATAGCTGAAATAATGATTAACCCCGATGAAAATTCTAAAGATCGAATTGCAGCATCTAAAATTTTAATTGAATATGGATGTGGCAAACCCGAACAAAATGTTAATTCAAACGTAAATATAAATAACTTTGATTTAAAAGAAGTATTGAAATTTGATAATATTAAACCCTAAATACTATCCTTTAGTAAATAACGAAACACGTTACTACATTGTAACAGGTGGGCGTGGATCTTCTAAATCATTCGGGGTTGCATCCTATCTTTGTGGATTATCTTTTGAGCCCGATCATAAAATACTTTTTACAAGGCAAACAATGACTTCGGCACATTTGTCAATCATTCCTGAATTTCAAGAAAAGATTGAGCTTATGAATGCTGAGCCATTTTTTGAGGTTAACAAAACAGAAATTAAAAATAAAACATCTAACACCGATATAATATTTCGTGGCATTAGAACAAGCTCAGGCGATCAAACGGCTAACTTAAAATCGTTGCAAGGTATTACAACCTGGATTGTTGATGAAGCTGAAGAACTAACAGATGAAACAGTGTTTGATAAAATCAATTTATCAATTAGGCAAAAGGGCAAACAGAATCGAGTTATATTAATTCTTAACCCTGCAACAAAAGAACATTGGATATATAAACGCTTCTTTGAAGATAGGGGCATACAAGAAGGATTTAACGGCATTAAAGAAGATGTTACTTATATTCATACAACGTACTTAGATAACATAAATAACCTAGATCAATCTTTTATAAACGAGGTTGAACGTATCAAAGTAAACAACCCTACAAAATACAAACATCAAATATTAGGCGGGTGGTTAAACAAAGCTGAGGGCGTTGTATTTACTAACTGGCGAATTGATGAATTTAAAGAAGTAAACAAATCTGTTTACGGACAAGATTTTGGATTTAGTATTGATCCAACAACTTTGATTCAGGTTTCTGTAGACAAAGACCGCAAACAAATCTATTGCAAAGAACTACTTTATAAAACGGGGTTAACAACTTCACAAATCTACGATGAAAATAATCGGTATTGCGGTGCCTTTAATTTAATAATTGCTGATAGTGCTGAGCCCCGTTTAATATCTGAATTACAAAGCAGGGGTTTAAATATAAAGGGTATTAAAAAACCTACAATAATTGAGCGGATTGCTTTAGTACAAGATTATGAATTAATAATAGATCCTAATTCAACAAACTTAGTTAAGGAACTAAATAACTACGTTTGGCACGATTCTAAAAGCCAAACGCCTATTGATGATTATAACCATTTATTAGATGCTTTAGGATATGCCGTTTGGGATTTAATCGGCAAACCTAATTTTGGGCGTTACAATTTTGATTAATTTCGTTTATATATTATGAAGATACTTATACCAACATCCTTAGAAGATGTAACTATCGAACAGTTTATTAAATACAATCGCATAACTAAACTTGAAGAAGTGGATGATGAAGTTATAATGGTTTCTATTATAGCAAACTTTTGTGATTTAAGCGTTGAAGATGTGCTTAAAATTCCTATTAAGGATATGAAGGAAATCGCTCAGCAAATTGTTGATGTTCTAAATATTCAGCCGAGGGATATACAAATTTACAAAGACTTAGGGCGCATTCCTAACTTTGATAATATAAGCGCAGGTGAATACATCGATTTGGATAAATACTTTACGGATCCTGAAAACTATCATAGGGCAATGGCGGTGCTTTACAGACCAATAAAAAAGAAATTAGGTAGTAAGTATATATTAGAAGATTATAAGGGCTCAGATGATACGTGTGAAAGTATGTTAAAACTACCTTTAGAATTGTTACTCAGTTCGATGGTTTTTTTTTCGAATTTAAACAGCGAATTATTGAAAGCTACGAGGGACTTTTTACAACAACCGACAGCGGAGACAGATTTATTGGAGAAACATTTGGCGGAAAATGGGGCTGGTATCAATCAATTTACACAGTTGCTGGAGGAAACTATTTTGATTTTAAACGAGCAACGCAAACCAATATCCATCAATTTCTCACTTATTTAGAATTTAAGATTGATTTAGCAAATGAAGAAAACAAACAATTAAAAAAGCATGAATAACGAATTTAATACAGTTATAAATTATCTTAAGGGATTGTTAATTGCCGATCCCGATATTAATGTAGTAACACATGGTACTTCAAATGATATTGATATGGATAAAAAAACAAATTATCCATTAGGGCATATTCAGTTCTTAAGCTTCAATCCAAATTATGCAATGGGGGTTATGAGCTTTACATTTGATGTTTATATTTTAAACATTAGAGACACTTCAAAAATAACATCAACTGATAAATGGCTACGAAATGATAACGAGCTAAGCAACTATAACAAAGCGGTTGCGATTTCAAACAGGTTATTTTATTCGTTAAAAAATATAAATGCAAATGATATTGAAGTTGCATCACAAACAAACCCTGAGGCAATATCCCTGCAGTTTTTAAATATGTTAGATGGCTGTAGTTTTCAACTTGAATTGAGTATTACTAATTCTTATGATCCATGCGATGAATAAAAAAGAAACGCAAAAGACACTTGATGAATTTAAGGAGTTTGTGATTGCAAAGTCAAAAGCAAATTTAGCTTCCATGAATAAAGATTCTAGTAAGAAGCTAAGCAATAGTATTGATGGCGTTGCTAAAGTTATGCCGAATAGTTTTGCTTTAGATTTCACAATGGAAAAATACGGATTATATCAGGATAAAGGGGTTAGTGGGGTTAAGAAAAAATATAATACCGAATACTCATATACAACTAAAATGCCACCTGCTAAAGCGTTTGATAAATGGGTGATTAAAAAAGGATTGGCACCAAGAACAGCAAAGGGAAGGTTTACAAGTCGAGAGGGTTTAAAATGGGCGATTGCAAGGGGTATATTTTACAACGGTATAAAGCCCAGTTTATTTTTTACCAAACCATTTGAACAGGCGTTTAAAGAATTGCCTAATGAAGTTGCTGAAGCGTATGGATTAGATGTTGAGAATTTTATGGAATTTAGTTTAAAAGATATATAATGGCAAAGAAAATAGAAGTTAGGTTAGATAATAACCCTGTTAAAAATAATCTATATAGAAATATAATTAAATTTATAACTGTTGGGGGGCAAACAAATCCAAATTTAGGAACTGCATTTAATTTTAATGTTAAAATTGATGCTACAATTATTAAAAATATTAATAAAACATTTACAGCATCAACAAGCGATTTGAATAATACAATAAGAGGCGCAAATGTAGCCGCTACAATTGCTAATTTAGTAACCAATTTGCAAACTTACAATACAGATGCGGCAATAGCTTATTCATCATCAGGTAATGAATTATATATTGATGTAACAACAACAGGAGCAGCAGCTGGATATGTAGTTGCAGTATCTAATAATACAATTGTTATTTCAAGCGCTTTTTTCCAAACCCTAACTGAAAGCTCAAGTGAACAATTTACTTTTAATTTAGCAATCCCTTCGGAGTTTATAACAGCAACTAATTATCAGTTTCAATTTGCAGCTTTATTAACTGCAGGAAAAATTACAATAGGAGCTACTAAAGCGGAAACAGTTATTAATCTATATAATTTTTTAGTTAACTATTATCAAACATATAGTTATATATCAGTTATTACAAATGTAGATGGCGCTGATATTATAATAAATAAATCGGATGTAACTGTTTCAACTGTTTCGGTTTCTACAAATGTTGATTTAACTTATGTTGATCTTACGCCTGCTGCTATAACAAAGGATGATATTATTTTATCAAGAAGCCCTTATAACGTATTTATAGAACCAACTATTTTGTTTGATTCAGCTGAAATTGAAATGCGTTTATATCGAGGCGAGTTTGATGTTGACAAACCCAATACGCCACAATTTACATTATCAAATCAGGTTATAAAAGCAGGGCAAACAAAGATAAATTTTGAAGTTGCTAAATTTGTAAACGATTATTGTAAATCAAACATACCAACATTTGGTATTGGTATAAATACTTCAACTGCTTTTGATTCAGTTTGGTTAGAAACAACTTTAACCGCTTTTTATCAAGGCAGCAATATAGGGCAACAAATTAAAAACTTTTACGCTGTTGATGGTTTTGGTTATCATATAGAATTAATGAATCCTAAGCTACAAACAAACGTATTAAGCAGCATAACTAACCATATTGTATATCGTGGTTCGGATTATCCTATTTACTTTTTAAGCGAAGGATTAGAAACTATTAAGATAGCTGGCGTTTCACAACCATTTGGATTAAACCCTGAGTTTAACAATCAATTAGTTTCTTATATAAATATGAATAGCTATTTAGAAGATGAACTTTTAGGCGATTTCTTTTTAGTTAGGTTTACTTATGAAACAGGGAATGAAGATCATTACATAACTGTTAAAGATGCCTGCAAATATCCTTTATATAATTGTTTCTTTAAAAATAAGTATGGCGTATGGCAATCAATCCCGTTTAATTTAAGAAATAAGCAATCATTTGAGGTTGAAAGTTCTGAATATATGCCTGTAATTTCAACATTTGGTGAGTATTCTTTACAATCACATCAGCAAAAAACATTTAATCCTAATGCAAAAGAGAAAATAACTTGCAATACTGACTATTTACCTGAGTATTATAACGTATTATTTGATGAATTGATGTTATCGGAGTTCGTTTATTTAGAAAATAACGGTCAATATTTGCCAGTTAACATAAATAAAAAGTCATTTGAACGTAAATCAAGGTTGTTTGACAAGCTAATTCAGTACACAATGGACTTTGAATATTCGTTTAACAAGTTAAATCAAGTTTATTAATGGATGTTACATTATATTTAAAGCGATTTGATGCCGATGGATACATAGCTTTGGACTTATTTAAGGATGAAAAGATTGAAATAAATTTACAAATTAAAAATTTATCTGATATTTCTAAAGTAAGAACGGATTTTACTCAAAATTTCACAATCCCTTGCTCAGATACTAATAACAAAATGTTTGATTATTGGTATTCAGGCGATGTTTTAAGGCGTGATGATTCGCAAGCCAACGCTTATAATGCTAACATTCGAGTTGATGCCTATATTGAAGTAAATTCAACGCCATTTAGATACGGATCATTACAACTAGATTCAGCAAAGTTAAAGAATGGAGTGCCTAATAGTTATTCAGTAACATTCTTTGGTGCTGGCGTTGGTTTATCTGATAAATTTGGTGAAGATGAATTAAAAGATTTATTTCAAAATATACAAACTTACGATCATGATTACAACGCAAATGTAATTCAAAGTTTAAATACTAATTATTTTGGTAATAATTCTGTTTACTATCCTTTAATAAGCGCAAAGACTTATTTAAAATATGCAACAAGTAATGACTTTGATTTGCATAATAATGCTAATACAATAAACTATAAAGATTTTAAACCCGCATTACGACTTATAAGAATTATTGAAGCTATTGAGACAAAATATAATCTAACATTTAGTCGTGATTTCTTTGATCGTGCTATTTTTTATAATTTGTTTATGTGGATGCATCGGGATGCTGATAGGTTATTACCTAGCTCAACGCCATTAGCAATAAATTATACTTCTTTAGTAGTTAACCAAGCTGATTGGGCTTTGGCAACGCCTGAAATAAATATATCTACAGATTCAGTTGCTGTTAATTGGGATAATTTTCCAACTAATGTAACTAGTAACAGAATTTTTATAAGCTTAAAAATTTTGACAAGTTCACCATATAAATATAAAATAGAAGTTTTTGATAATGGACTTTTGTATAATACCTATAATAATTTGCAGTTTAATACAACAACAACAATATATTTAAAACAAAGATCCGAAGATAGTAACAATCATTTATTTACTTTTAAACTTACAGCTATTGAAGAACAAATTACATTTACTTCAACTTTAGGTTATGAAGGCAGAAGAACTTTATATAACGTATACGATGAACCATACGCTGTATATAGAAGATTAACAGCTACAGCGGCATCACAAACAACAGCAAATTCTATTGTTAAAATATCAGAACAAATACCTAATATAAAAGTAAAAGATTTTTTTAATAGCTTAATAATACAATTTAATTTAATTTTAAAATCAAGCTCAAGTTCAAACTATTATGTTGACACTTTAGATAACTGGTATTCTAAAGGCAAATCTTATGATATATCTAACCTAATTGATTTAAAAGATATAACAGTAAACAAGGCAAAAGCTAAAAAGTTTATTGAATTTAAATACCAAAAAGCTGAGGCAATTTTAGGCAAACAATATTTTGAAAATAACGCAATAGGTTATGGCGATTTAAAAGCTGATTTTCAAATATCGGGTGATGAGCTTAAAATGGAATCTAAGTTTGAAAATATGATGTTTGAAAGGGTAGTTAATAATTCAACAAGTGTTCCTACAGATTACCAATGTGGATTTGCGATTGATAAATCTTATGCGCCTGTTAAAACAGCGCCTTTAGTATTTTATAGAAATGGCTTCGATACAGGTGGCAATATTTATATACAAACTCCTGTAGGTGCTTTAGCTTTTACAAGAACTTGGCATACAGCAACCGAAGATAATAGAACACTTGAGCAGGTTACAAATAGTTTAAATTTTGGGGATGATAATTCAACTTATTTTTATCAACCTTTAACAAATAGTTTATATTATAACTTTTGGCAAACCTACATTGAGGATCTATATAATAAGCAAACAAGAATATTAAATATTAAGGGCAAAATGCCAATTAGAATTTTACAAAGATTAGGTTTAAATGATAGGTTTATAATAGGGCAAAAGAAATATAAAATTTCATCTTTAAAAGTTGATTTAACTACAAGCCAATGCGATATTGAAGTCTTTAGTGATTTTAGTGCACCATTTGATAGCTACGATGATACAATTTCATTAAGGGTTGATTCAACAGATTATACTGTAGATAGTGAATTGTTAAGCGTGGATGCTGATAGCATTCATTTACCTGTAACATCTTATATAATTAATGGGGTTAGTTTAACTGAATATAATGCAACAAAAGGTGAAGAACATTTTGAGGTTAAAATTGATGCTAATACTAATTGGACTGCAACGCCTTTAAATAATTGGATAACGGTAAATAAAACAACAGGGAATGCAAGTGATTACATTCGTGTTACAATTCCGATAAATACAGGAAGTGCAAGAAGTGGAGATTTAAAAATAACAATAGGAACTACGGATTTTAACATTGAAATAAACCAACTATGATACGATTAATTATTGATTTACTACAACAAGAAGAATGGCTTGGCAAAAGTGAAGTTATAGAATTGGCAAAGGGAAAAAATGAATTAGCTACAGATTGGAAAAGCGCAAAATATAAAATCAAAAGAATATGGCAGTCGAAAAAATAATTAACTTAAAAGTTAACGATGATATTAAGGATACGGAAAATAATGTTGTATCCCTTAAAAGACAGCTAAGGGAAGCGCAACAAGATGTTCAAACTTTAGCTGACAAGTTCGGAGCTACTTCAAGGGAAGCGGTTGAAGCTGCTAAAAAAGCTGCTGAATTAAAAGACCGTATTGGCGATGCAAAAAACTTAACCGAGGCATTTAACCCTGATGCAAAGTTTAAAGCTTTAACATCTTCTTTAGTTGGTGTCGCTGGCGGTTTTGCCGCTGCTCAAGGGGCTATAGGTTTATTTGGTGTTGAATCCGAAAATATACAAAAAACATTATTAAAAGTTCAAAGTGCTATGGCTTTATCTCAAGGGATACAAGCACTTGGTGAGGCAAAAGATAGCTTTAAACAATTAGGAGCAGTTGCTAGCGATGCTTTAAAAGGAATAAGAACGGGAATACTAGCAACAGGAATTGGTGTTTTAGTTGTTGCTTTAGGTGCTATTGTTGCTTATTGGGATGATATTAAACAAGCTGTAAATGGTGTTAGTGCTGCTCAAGCAAACTTAAACGCAAAAGTAAATTCTGACTATCAAACACAATTACTAAAATTAAAAACATTAGATAATCAAGATAATATTTTGCGATTGCAAGGTAAGTCAGAAGATTATATTTTAAAGAAAAAAAATGAACAAATTGAAAAAGCTATACTAAAAGGAGAAATAGCTTTAAAACAAAATATATCAGATGTAAAAGCTGAAGTAGCAGCAGCTGAAAGAAATGAAAAATATACTAAGTTAATATTTACAAGAAGTTTGCAATTAGGAACTTTTATAGTTAGAATGATTTCAAAGCCGTTTGATGTAATTATAGCTGGTGTCAATAGAGTGTCAGAAGCATTAGGTTTTGAAAAAGTAGCAGCTATGAATGTTTCTGATGTTTTAGATGCTGGAATTGATAAAGCAACAACTTTTGTATCAACTAAATTATTTGATTCTGAAGGTATAAAAGCAGAAGGTGATAAAGCAACTCAAGCATTAACAGAAGAATTACAAAATTTACAAAATACTAAAGCGGGGAATCAAATTAAAATTAATGAAGGTGATAAAAAAGCAGGTAAAGAAAATAATGACAATACCGAAAAATTAATTAAAGAAGGATTTGATAACGAACAGAAATTAGTTGAAGAAAAATTAAAAAACGATAAAATTTCTATTGATGAAAAAAGAAATATTGTTTTAGAAGATAATAAATTATCAAAAGAAGATAGGTTAAAATTTTTACTTGAATTACATGAACAAGAAATTGAATTAGAAGATGCCCATAATAAAGCAATAGCAGATTTAAACAAAAGATATGATGATGAAAAAGCAAATCGTTTAGCGGATACAAATGTTAAAAAAGAAATGTTAAATTACGATAGGCAAGTTTTAGAAATCGAGAATTTAGCAAAAACTGAATTAGAAAAGCAAACATTAATTGAAAAGTTAAATGGAGAACACGCAGTTAGATTAGCGGATGCAACTAAAACTGATAATGAAAAAAAGTTAGCAGAAGCAAAAGCATTAGCTGACAAAGAAATAGCTCTTGATTTGGCAGTTAAACAAGCTAAAATGGATGCTTTAAATACGGGCTTAGATATATTGATGCAATTTGCAGGTAAAAATAAAGCTGTAGCTTTAAGTATTTTGGCAGTTCAAAAAGGATTAGCGATTGCTGATATTATTGTAAATGCTTCTAAAGCTTTAGCTGTAGGTGCTGCTAATTTAGCAACAATCCCTGCTGTTTTGCCGCCTGGGATACCTAACCCTGCTTTTCCTTTAGCAGTTGCAGCTACAACTAAAAGTGCTGTATTAACTAAAATTACTGCAGCTACATCAATAGCATCAATATTAGCGGCTGGCATAGGGCAAGCTCAATCTATTACAGGCGGCGGTGGCGGTGGCGGTTCAGCAAGTGGTGGCGGTGGCGGTTCAGCTGCAGCCCCCCCAAGCTTTAATATTGTAGGGCAAAATTCAAACAATCAATTAGCGCAAACAATAGCAGGTCAACAACAGCAACCTGTACAAGCGTATGTTGTTAGTGGCAATGTTTCAAGTGCTCAATCATTAGATCGTAACCGAATAGATACAGCAACATTTAACTAAAGTATTACACTTTTAAATTAATTCGTTTATATAATATGGATACAGAAATGGAAACATACCGTGTTAATTTTATTGAAGGTGAAACAACAGGTGTCTACGGCATTAGTTTAGTAAACGATCCTGCTATGGAATCAATGTTTATTGCTTTGAGTAAAGAAGAACAATTCCAACTTAAAAGCGTTGATAATGAACAAAGGATTGTTTGCGGTGCTGTATTGATTCCTGAGAAACCTATTTATAGAAATCAAAACGGAAGGGAATTTAACATTGTATTTCCTGCTCAGACTATTAAATTAGCTAGTGAAAACTTTTTTAAGAAGGGTTATCAATCAAGTTCAACTATTGAGCATGATGTTGATAGTAAAATTAAAGGCGTTACGATTGTTGAAAGTTGGATTAAAACAGATTTAGTTAATGATAAATCTGTAGTGTACGGGATGAATGAGCCAATCGGTACATGGTACGCATCTATGAAAATAGATAACGATGAAATTTGGAATGATTTTGTCAAAACAGGAAAAGTTAAAGGATTCAGTATTGATGGATTTTTTGACTTAGAACAAGTAAATTTAAAAACCGAGAATAATATGATTGAACAAATTGTTGATGCTATTAAAAGTGGCTTTGCATCTTTGAATTTAACAAAGGATGTAAAAGTAAACTTAGGTAGCGTAAAGTTAGCGGATGGATCAATGGAGTTTAATTTTGATGGTGATACTGTTGCCGTTGGAACTCCTATGACTATGACCGCTCCAGATGGTATGGAGTTGCCAGTTCCTGATGGCGAATACACTTTAGAAGGTGGAATGGCTGTTGTAATTGCAAACTCTTTAGTTGCTGAAATTTCAACTGTAGAAGAAGAAACTACAGATGTTGAAGGAGAAGCTCCGATGAATCCCGCAACTCCTATGAGTGCGCCTGTAGTTAAAAGTGAAAAAACTACAAATGAAATCTTTTATCAGTTATCAAAAGAAGATTTTAACGCAATGGTTTTAGAAATTGGCAATCAATTTGAAACTAAACTAAATGCTTTAAGAAATGAGTTTGAAACTAAATTAAGTAATGAAGTTGAAGCAGTGCAACTTACTAAAACAAAACCTGCAAAAGAAAAAACTTGGGATGAAATGACAAGTTTGGAAAAGCATAGAGCATTAAAAAATAACTAATAAAAAAAAAATTTAAAAAATGGCAATAACTGGAACAACAGTAGACATTCGTGGTAAGGCAGTAGAACCTATCTTAGAAGAAGTATTATTCGCAAATAAAACTATTGCGGATGGATATGTAACATTTAACACTGACATCAAAGCAGGTACTATTTTTACCGAAGCAGGTGTTGATGTAACAGCACAACTTTATACAGGTGCTGCGCTTTCATCAAGTGGATCAATTAGCATCAATGAAAGAATTATAACTCCTACAAAATTAGAGTACAAACAAACATTTTTACAAGAATCTTTAAGAGCTGCACGTTTCAATCGTACAATGGCACCTGGTGCTTTCAACATTGAATCAGATGAGTTTGCTTCAACTGTTTTAGCTATGGTAGGACCAAACGTATCACAAGATGCTGAATCAATCTTTTGGGGTGGTATTACTTCAGCTACTAAAACAGCAATCGCTGCTTTAACTCCAGGTAGTGCTCAAGGTTCAATGACTGCTGCAACTCAAACTGCTGTAGCTGCTTTAACTGCAGGTCAAGTTGATGGTGTTTTCGCAAAAGTTCTTTACGATCAAGCTGCTTTAGGATCTTATATTAAAGTTGCAGGAACTACAGTAACTGCTGCTAACATCGCTTCACAATTTGCGCTTATTTATGCTGCAATCCCTGCTGAATTATTGGCTGATACTGTTAGCCCTGTTGTTGTTTACGCTCCAAGAGCTTGGAAACAATTAGCAAGAATAGCTAACAACGCTGTAGGTGCTGCTCAACAAATAAACTTCTTATTTGAAAGCGCTGCTAATGATAGCAAATGTTACTACAATGGTGTTGAAATTCTTTTCGTTCCAACTCCAAACAACTTAATGGCATACGCTCAAAGAAAAGCGGCTGTATCTTGGAACACTGACTTGTTAGATGATGTTAACAGATTTGAAGTAGGTAAATTGGTTAACGATGGAGATACTCAATTTGTACGTTCAATCTATACACTTGCTGCAAATGTAGGTCAAGCTAACAAAGGAGTTCTTTACGGAGGTTAATATTAATATAAACCCCTATTAATTTAGGGGTTTTTTAAAACAGATAAAAAATGAGTTGTGATATAATTACAAAAGGGCGTAAATTGCCATGTAAAGATAATAGGATTGGGATTAAACTTGTAGATTTTGCTGTTTATGATTCAACAGGATTTACAGTTACAGACCAAGAAATTTCATCTTTGCCAGGTTGGTTAGAAGATGTATATCGTTATGAAGTAAAAGCTACTGGAAACAGTTTAGTTGAAACTTCTACAACTGATATGGAAAAAAGAACAGTTGATGTTAAACAAGTTTTAAGCTTGTTATTACAAAAAATAACTAAAGCAAGTGAGGTTGAATTATTAGCATTAATATATTCTACAGTTGTTGCATTCGTACATGATTATAACGGTAACGTATATGCTGTAGGAATTGATACAGGATTAGATGCTTCTACTTCAACTAAATCTACAGATGATGGTGGTTACAAATTAACATTGGAAGCTACTGACACTAAATTTAGCCCATTCTTAAGTAGTGGTGCAATAACAGCATTAGATGCTTTAGTAAGTGCAAATAATGTAGAACCATAAGGTTGATTATTATTTTTTTAAAAGCGCAAAGTGTTACATTTTGCGCTTTTTTCGTTTAATATATATGAAGGAAAATAAACAATCTTTAGAAATTATACAGCTCGCAAATTATGTGCGCCCTGTAGTTAAGGAATCAATGACAAATGATTTCGTAATGAATGGAGCTAAAAATTCATTCTATACCTATATAATTGACCGCTACAACGGAAGCCCTACAAATCGTGCCATTATAGATAGCTATGCCAAATTCATTTATGGCAAAGGTTTAATGAGTACACAACAAAGTCAAAAGCCATTACAGTTTGCAATGGTGAATCAAAAGCTATCTAAAAAGGATTTAAAAAATATTTGTCAGGATTTCGCTTTGTTTAGCGAAGCATCAATGGAAGTAATTTATAAAAATGGTTCTTTGGATCGAATTAAACACGTTCCTAAAAATCAAATACTTCCTAACAAAATGAATGAAGAAGGGGATATTAATACTTATTGGTATTCATTAGATTTTAACGAGCCGAGAAAATATAAGCCCGTTCCAATACCTGCATTCACTTATGATAAAAAGAAAAATGGCAGTTATATTTATATAATTAATAGCTATCAAGTTGGTAAGATGTATTTTACCGATCCAATTTATATGGCGGGTTTACCATACGCTGAGCTTGAAGAAGAAATAGCAAACTATTGTATTAACCATATTAAAAATGGTTTAAGCTTCGGGCATATATTTAATATGAATCAAGGGGAACCATCACCTGAGGTTAAGCGTACAATGAAGGATATTATTAAACGTGAAGGGCAGGGATCAATTAACGCTGGCGTTGCTTTAATAAATTGGAACAATGGCAAAGAAACAGGGATTGATGTAACGGCTTTAGAAGTTAGCGATGCGCATCAACAATATGAGTTTTTAACTAAAGAAGCTACGCAAAAGTTACTTATTTCGCACAAAGTTACATCGCCTATATTATTCGGAATCAAGGATAATACAGGAATGGGTAACAATGCTAATGAAATGGAAAGCGCATTTAACGAATTATCGATAAATGTTATTACGCCTATGAAGGAAACTATATTAGACTGTTTAATGGAATTATTTAGTGATAGTGGAATTACTATTGATTTAGATTTTATCCCACTTAGAATGTCTGATTTGGCTAAAAACGATCAATCATATAATGGAGCGCAAATATCATCAGCAGTTGAAATTTTAACAAGCGTAAAAGCTGGCATTTTAACAAAAGAACAAGCTATTGTATTTCTTGTACAATTTTTACAAATACCTGCTGCAGTTGCTGAAACATTATTTACTAACAAACCCGCTGATTTACAACAATTATCAAGTGATGCTGTACATACTGATCCAATAATTGCCGATGCTTTAATTAATTTAGGCGAAGTTATAAGCGATGAATGGGAATTAATCGATGAAGAAGAATACAACGAACATTCTATTAATTTATCAGAAACATCATTAAATTTAGCAACCGTAATTTCAAACATTCCTTTAGCCCCAAGTTCAATAGATAATGAATATTTTAAAGTAAGATTTGAATACGCTGGCAGTTTAAAACCGCAAAGAGAATTTTGCCAAAAAATGATAAATGCAGGTAGGGTATATAGAAAAGAAGATATTGATTTAGCAAGTAGCCAATCTGTTAATCCTGGTTTTGGTCCTGAAGGAACTGACACTTACGATATATTAAAATATAAAGGCGGTGCTCGATGCAATCATTATTTTTTAAGAAAAGTATATTTGAAAAAAGGTAACAATTATATTACAGTTTCTGATGCTCAAAAGTTAATTAGTGATTTAAAAGCTCAAGGCATTCAAACTGAAATCCCTACAAGTGGCGAGCCATTATCTACAATCAAACCTAACAACATGCCTAACAACGGCTTTTTAAATTAAATTATGGCATACTTAATTGAATATGAAGATTTAACAAATGCAACTCCATTAGGCGGCAATATAGATATTGATCGTTATAAGTTTTGTATTGAAGATGCGCAAAATAGTAAGCTAAAAGAAATTTTAGGTGACACGTTATATAACAAAATAGAAACAGACTATTTAGATGAGGAATTAACGGACAATTATTTAATTTTGTACAATGACTTTGTAAAACCAATTTTAATCCATCAAAGCGCAGTTGAATACTTAATTATCGGTGGTTATCAAATATCAAACGGGGGAATCTACAAACATACGCCTGCAAATGGCACGCCTGTAGATCAAACTGATATTGATATGTTGGTTAATCATCAAAGGTTAAAAGTAGAAATGTACGTTGAGCGTTGTTTAAGATGGTTATTAAAGGTAAATTTGCCTGAATATCAGTGGCATTATGAGAATATTGTTAACCCGCAATTTAGAAACAGCGGTTTTGGCTTTGATTTTATTGGATATAGAACAGAAACAACTCAAGATACATGGAAGGCAAACGACAGCGGAGACCTAACGGACAGTTATTAAAGAAATTAGAAATTTATTTAAAAAAGAAAAATGGCGAAACAGATAATAAATGTAGGGACAAGCGCAAATGATGGCACAGGCGACACGTTAAGGGCTTCGCAAGTTAAGGCAAATGCTAATTTTACTGAGCTTTACGATGCAAAAGATGCTTATTTAAAATACGTTTGCAATCTGAATCAAACAGGAACTGCAGCGCCTACTGTTCAAGTGTTAGAAAATACAATAGGCAATATAACTTGGGGGCGAACAGGAGTTGGTCAATATGCAGCTACTTTAAATGGAGCTTTTCCTAATAATTTAAAAGTTTGGTTTTCAAAAGTTAATTCTCAAGGGGCTTCGCAAACTTTTAATGCAACCTTAACTCATGGTACTTCAAATATAATTTATTTAATTGTTAGAGCTGCAGATAACACAACACCAACTGATGATATTTATTTAGCAACTTTCGAAATACGAGTATATCCATAATGGCAACAACAGTAAATTTTTTAGACGTAATTAAATCAAATTCATTTGGAGCTAAAACAGTAACAATAGATGTTGATTTAACAAACATAACATTACACGTTCAATTTCGAAAAGAACAAAAGCAAGGTAAATTGTTACGGGATTGCACCGAAGGGGATGGCATAACGGTAGTTAATAGTAGCACTTTTATTATAGATGATTTTATAGTAGATTTTCAAATAGGAACTATATATTATGATTGTAAATTTACCTATCAAAGTGGCAAAGTAAAAAGCTATTTTGGTGGGACTTTTAATGTAATTCAAAACGTAACCGACTAATGCCTGAAGAAATAATTAACATCACTATTGAAGATAGTAACGAGGCGGTTAACATTACTGTTGATGAAACAACTGAGCAGGTTAATATTACTATAGGCGAAACACAACCTGTTAAAACATCGGATTTAATTAACGATGGTGAAGATGGCGTACATCCGTTTATAACTTTAGAAGATATCCCTGCAGGTGCTGTTGAAAGTGTTACGGGTGATTTAGTTGATAATACTGATCCTGCAAATCCTGTAATAAATAACCCAACTTTAGAAGGCGTTTTAATTGAAGGCAATTCAACTAATGGCAATAATATAAATTTAAATGGCACCGATGCTATTGTTTTAGATAATTTTTCAACGCTAAAAAAAGGTACGTATGATTTTGGTGCCGATGGTGGTATTTCAAGAATATGCGGGGTTGGTTATGAGGATATGTGGCAAAGTGGATTTAGACACGTTTTTGATTCTAATGGATTAATTAGAAATACAACTAATGGTTTTGATTTAGTTCCTAATTATAGCTTTGATGTTACATTAAGATTTAAAGTTGGTTCAAGATGGACTTTAGATAATGGCGACACTTACGAATGTACGGATGCAACTGAGGGTGCTGCTGTTTGGGAGTTAGTAAATATTGGTACAATTCCAAGTCTACAAGAAGTAACCGATGCTGATAATGTAACTACTAATGATATAAAAGTTAATTCATTAGGTTTATATAATATTGATGATGCAAATTATGGTTATTTAAGTTGGATTTCAAGTTCAGGATTATCTTTTGAAAATAATACAACACAAGAAGTTTTTTTTAATGCAAATAAATCAGGTAGTTCTTTATCGTTTATAAATAATGATGCTAGGATAGCAAAATTAGATGCAACATTATTAACTGATGATAGAAATTTTTTACTACAAGATGCTGATGGCACAATTGCTTTTACTTCTGATATTCCTGCAGCACAAGTTAATAGTGATTGGAATGCAACAAGTGGGGTTGAACAAATATTAAACAAACCTACAATACCAACTGCTATAACTCAAACTAGCCAACTAACTAATAACGGAGCAGACGGAGTTAACCCATTTATTACTGCTTTAGATATACCTACAACTGGACAAGCTAGTACTTTAGTTCGTGAGGTTAAAAATATGACTGGCGCAACCTTAACTAAAGGAACTGTAGTTTATATTAGTGGTGCAAATGGTAACAAAGCATTAGTTTCAAAAGCACTTGCTACTACAGATGAATTAAGTTCACGAACATTTGGATTATTGCAATCTAATATTAATAACAATGGATTAGGATATTGTGTTATAATTGGAGATTTAAGTGGGTTAGACACTTCGGCATTTACAGATGGAGACCAATTATATTTATCTGGAGTTACTGCTGGAACTTATACTGCATCAAAAATACTGGCACCTACTCATTTAGTATATGTAGGTAAGGTTACAAGGTCACATCCAACTTTAGGACAAATCGAAGTAGGTATACAAAATGGGTATGAATTATCAGAGATTCACGACGTAGCTTTGTCAAGCGTAAGTAATAATCAAATATTAACTTATGAAAGTTCGACATCACTTTGGAAAAATAAAAATTTAAATCAAATAGTTTCTGTAAGAAGAAACGCTAATAATTCAGCAAACAATAATATCAACTATTGTGGAACTGCTGCAAATGGAAGCGCTGAAGCTTCGGCAGTATGGACAATAAAAAGATTAACAATAGCTGCAAGTGGCTCAATAACTACTGCAACTGCTACTAACGTAGCTTGGACTAATAGACAATCAGCAACATATATATAAATAGAAATTATGCCAATACAAAGCACAAACCCGATTGAAGTAGATGGAATTGTTTATCCATATTTTTTAGTAAATTTAGCCATTTCGCCATTAGTTAAGCCAACTGATATAGGTGCAAGTGTAGCAATGCGTTTAACACCTTATAGATTATTAGATGATGGCAGTTCAGAAAGTTTGCCAGATAATTCTATCCCTATTACTTATATGGATGTTTTTGAAAGTAACGATACGGATGCTATAAATGCGGCAATATCTATTATGGGTGCTTTGCAAACATTTATTAACGATAAAAATCTTTAATTATGGCTTTTAGATATGCAGTAGCTACAGGAAATTGGAGCAATACAGCAACTTGGGATGGTGGTACATTACCAACAGCAGCAGACGATGTATTTTCAAATAACTTTACTGTAACTATTGATGGGACTTTTACTGTTTTGTCAATTAGAAATACATTAAATGCAGCAGCTCCTACTATTGCAGCTGGTGGTCAATTTAGATATGCTAATGGTGGTAATTTAACTTGTACTGCTTCACCCGCTATTGTTGTAGGCTCAACAACACCAACTTTAGAAATGACTTTAGCAAGTGGTAATACTGGTACTTTTAATGGTAGTATATTGACTTTCGCAGCTGTCAGTAACTATATAGCCATTAGACATTCAAGTAGTGGAACTTTAAATTTAAATGGAAATTATAATATAGATGGTAGTGTTTCTACAAGAAATATAATAGTAGTAACTTTAACTGGAATTTTAAATGTTGTTGGGGATGTTTCTTCTACTACAACAGCTGTTGGTGGAAATCAGAATGCAATTTTAATGACATCTGCTGGAACTATAAATATTACTGGTAATGTAACGGCATCTAGTAATACTGCTTTAAATTCTTCTACTATTAGCATAAGTACTGGAACTATAAATATAACCGGAAATACAACTGCATCAAATAATGCTGCTATTTATTTAACTGGAGCAGTTGCTTATACTCAAATAGGGAACGTAAATGCTTCAACAGTGCAACCTGCAATTTATAATCAAACATCAGCTGCAACAATATCAGTAACTGGAATAATTACTGCTGGAACAGGGGCACCAGCTATATATGGAGCATTTGCTCTTGGAGCAGCATATTCATCTAGTACTTTTGTAAGAGTAAGTGGTAACGTAGTTAATAATTCTAATGTAATGGCTATTGTAGCAGCAAGAGTAACAATAGACACAAATACATCAACTTGGTTATATCAAATTTCAACAGGTGGCAATAGAATACTTTATGCTGCTGGAGTAGCTTTAGGAAACCCAGCAACAACTAATGTAAGATTTGGGACTACTTATGGTGCTTCAAGTGAATTAACAGGAACATTAAGAGTGCCAAGTGCTGCAAACGTATTGAGTGGAGTTTTAGTAGATGCAACAACAGGAACTTTATTAATGACCCCTGCTGACTTTTGGAACTATTTAATTGCAAGTGGATTCACTGCTAATAGTATTGGGGATCGTTTACAAAACGCTTCAACAGTAGCAACAACAGGCGGTCAAATAGCAGCATATACAATATAAGTTATGAGTAAAGAAACTTTAGATAGGTTATTGAATAAATGGATTAGTCGCAAGCTATTAGTTTTTTTAGTAGCTTCTATTGGTTTATTTTTAGCTAACATAACTTCAAGGGATTGGGTTATAATTGCAACCGCTTATATAAGCATTCAAGGATTTACAGATATAGTTGCAAAATTAAAACCATAATGACTGAAGAATTTATACCTAAAACAAATAACGAAAAGATTGCCTATTTAATGGCTACTGATATTCGTAGGGATCAACATCATAAGGAATTAAAAAAAGATATTGCGCAACTAAGCGAAAATGTAAACGGGCTTATAACTTTAATTGCTGGCAATAATTTAAATGGCAATAAAGGGCTTTATATTTTAGTTGAAAAAATTGATGAAAAAGTTGATCGGCATGATAAAGATGTTGCAGAAATAAAACAGACTTTAGAATTAGTTAAATTTTGGGGCAAAGGAATTGCGGGATTAATGTTCGCATCGATATTAATAATATTTAATTATTTTAAAGATAAAATATAATTTGTATATTTGCTTTGATAATTTTTGTTTTAATATTTTTGTTTTAAACCCTTAGTTTGTAAAAGCAAGGGTTTTTTTTATACATTTACAAAAAAAACAATTATGGACAACATCACATTACAAAGAATTACGCAAGCTCATCCTATTCTTAGGGATAGTTTATTGCAACAATACAAAGAAATAAACAACAAGCTACCTGCAAATGTACGTTTACGATTTAGCTCAGTATTCAGATCCCCTGAAGAACAACATCGTATATTTTTGCAACGCCCAAGGGTAACAAGAGCTGATTCTTGGCAATCAATACACAATTACGGATTAGCTTTTGATATTGTTTTGTTATATGATAAAAATGGCGATGGAACTTTTGAGACTGCAAGTTGGGAAGTTAACAAATATTGGATTCAAGTTGCAACCTATTTTAAAAACAACGGTTGGGAATGGGGCGGTGATTGGAAAACTTTTAAAGATGCGCCACACTTTCAAAAATCGCAATCAGGATGGAAGGAATTAAAAACAAAAATTGATATTGGTAATATAATTGTAGATAACGGCATTAAATATCCAAAATTATGAGTAATCGCTACAGGTTAAAAGATAAAGAAGTTGAATTATTAGGGTTAAAAAAGAATACTCATAACAAATATCGACTTAACCCAAGCGATGAAAGGTTATTATTAAGAAGTAGAACAAATCAAAGCCATATTAAACGCTTATTCTTTGATATTGAAACATCCCCAAATGTTGTTTATTCATGGCGTATAGGTTATAATCTAACATTAACCCCTGATAACATAATTGATGAGCGTAAAATAATATGTATATCATACAAATGGGAAAATAGTGACAAAATTTATAGCTTAAAATGGGATAAAAACCAATGCGACAAACAAATGTTGATTGATTTTATTCAACAAGCTAACCAAGCGGATGAATTAATAGCGCATAATGGGGATAGATTTGATATTAAATGGATCCGCACACGTTGTATATTTCATCGAATACCTATGTTTCCCCAATATAAAACCTTAGATACGCTTAAAAAAGCAAAAAACGGCTTTAATTTCAATTCAAATAAGCTCGATTATATAGCTCAATTCTTAGGAGTTGGTGCAAAAGTTAAGCATTCGGGCTTTGATATGTGGAAAAAAGTAATGAAAAATGATCCTGAAGCTATGGATGAAATGGTTAATTATTGCGAAGGGGATATAATTGTTCTTGAAGATGTATATTTCACTATGCAAAATTACATTAAAACTAATACTCATAACGGGGTTATTAATAACAATCTAAAATATAGCTGCCCAAGTTGTGGGAGTGAACATTCGGAGCTTATTAAAAACAATGTAACCGCTGCAGGAACTATTAAAAGATTGATGGAATGTAACGATTGTGATTATAATTTTGAAATCAGTAACTCAAGTTATATTCTTAAATTAAAGTTTAACAATAAAATATAAAATTATGCCTGATATTTCAATGTGCGCTAATTCGCTTTGCCCTATGAATCAACAATGCTACAGATTTAAAGCTGAACCTGGTTATTATCAAAGTTATGCAGACTTCAAACCGTTTGTTAATGAGAATGAAGATATGGAATGTAATTACTTTATGGATTTTCAACCGATTCATAAATATAACAATGGCAAAAAAGCAACACTTTGCCATAAATGTAGAACAATTATAACTGAGGGATTTACTAAAAAATACTATTGTGATGAATGCAAAACCAACAAGACACCTGACTAATAAGCAAAGGATTAATTTAGTAATGGATTATTTATACAAAAGAGGCGGGAACTCCGAGCGGGTTAATGCTGTATATCATAAAATAATAAATTTAAAAAAATAATTTTTGTCCCATATATTAGCTATAATTGGGACTAAATGCTTGTTATAGTTAACATAATAGCTAAAATTGTTGTAAATAACAAACATTATAACTAAAAAAAATAAATAAAGATGGAAAATAAAAACAATTCAATTATCATGGCTTTTATTATTACGATGCTATTCATGCTACTAATGATGTTTAGCAGCTGTAGTATATTCAAACATAAAGAAAAAGTTAAAATAGATACAGAAGAAAAAAAAGAAGTAGTTAGCGATACTAAAACAGAAACGCAAACAGATGGATTTAAAACATCATTTACTATTGAACCTATAGATTTAACAAAACCAATAACATTTGGGGGTAAAACGTACACAAACACTAAAATAGTGTACATTACTGATAAAACTAAAACAAATGAAAATAAAGTTGAAGCTAAAAAAGAAGTTGCAGAAGTAAAGCAAACTGTAAAAGCAAAGGAATCAATTAAAAAAGTTGAATTTAATATGAACTGGCTAATTTGGATCGTTGTTGTTCTTGGCTTTGTTTTTATTATTTGCTTTGTAATATTGCTCAGGTTGTATTTAAAAAATGCTACTAAAATTGTAAACCTTGCTGAGAATGTTAGTAACTTAGTTGGCAAGCTTTAAATTCAATCTAATTTCTTTTAAATTATCTAAATCCCAAACTTTGCTATATTGTTTGTCAATACCTGCTAATTTAACTAATTCATAATACCGATCCTGACCTATTCGATTTGGTAAATTTAATGCATAGTTATCAAAATTTCCTTCTAAAAATAAATTGCATTTTCTACATTGCCCATGAATGTTATCTAAGTTAAATTTTAAAGTATTAAAAGAATTGGCTGAGTAAAAATGTCCCGCTTGAAATGTATCATTCCATTCAACTCCGCAACTAATACAATTTTTATGTTGATCTCTTTTGCGTATATATGCGTGAATTTGCATTTTAGTATTGATTAGAGACGCTTTTAACTTCTTTTGGTATGTATCTATACTTTTCAATTTTTCGTAGCTTAAAACGTCTTTAATTGCTTTTTCTTCAACTTTGATTTTAGAATATGCAATAGCGCAATCAGTTGAACAAACTTTTACAAGTGAGTTGTATTGATTGAATGCTTTATTACATTGGATGCAATTCTTTGTTTTTGGCTGTTTCATCTTGAGTGATTGCGCTCATTTTTTAAAAATGATATATTTGTGCGGATGGCATCGCTAACCCTGTATGCTGAATCCATTATTCTACGCAATAAATAAAGCTCAGGGATTTCAACTTCGGCAAAATTAACAGCTCGATTAACTGCTAACTTTTTATCAGTTGTTAATTCATATATTTTAATTTCGTAAAGTTGTTTATACTTTGCCCGTTCGGATTCTAAATAAAACAAAATAGTATTTATCTTTTGCAATAAATAATTCAGCTGTTCGCCATCGTTTAAACTTACGCTGTTATATACTTCGATATAAGATGTTAGTTCTTTTAGTTGTTGTTCAAATTTCATATTAAAACCAATTATTTTTTTT